CAAGGGCATCAGGCCCCCCTTTCTTTTTCCGTGCTTTTCCGCGTCCCCAGGAAGATCCCCAGGGCGACGTCGAAGTCCATCATATCCGAATCCATTTCCCCGCATCTGAAACACTGATCGACCGCTTCCGCGTCCCCGGTTCCGTCGTCCCGATAGGTGTGGATCCAGTCCCGGCCGCGTCGGACGTCCAGACAGTTCAGACAGACCTTCGGCTTCGGATTCGACCTTCGGCCCCGGATCGCCTTCCGGATCCGCTTCGACCAGATCGACGCCTTCAGATCCCGGCCGAATAGGATCCAGGATCCAGTGATCGACAGGACCGTCCATTTCGCCTTCAGGATCCCCAGGTTCATCCAGAAGGGACTGAAAACCCTTCCCCCCCCTGTAGTCCCCCCCCTTCCCTTTTTGGATCCAGGGCGGACGACGTCCTTCGATCCGCAAGTCTGACAACCGTCTTCGAAGTCATAGTGAAACGGATATGTCCATTCGTGACAGTCGCGACAAAGCCATTCCCCATGATAACAGGCGCAACCGTTGAAGACGTCCAGGCGACAGGATCGACAGATCAATTCCCCGCCCAGGCGTTCCGCGGTTTCCCCGTCCGGGATCTTCCTTGTCCGGCGAAGATGAAGGCCGACGGCCGACGCGGCCGCGCAATAGGCGACCCCGGCCAGGGCCAGGATCCCAGGTTCCATTCCCCCGCATACATGACAGGCCAGAATCATTTCAGACCCCCTTCCCGGTTCCAGGCTTCGACTTCATCGACCCGAAGGACGACTTCCTTCTTCAGTCCCAGGACGATCTTCACATAGGGGCCGACGACCGTCTTCACGATCCCCTGGGCCCATCCTTCGGTCCGCTTGTCATTCCGGTCGACCTTGACCGTGTCGCCTTCTTTCATTTCATCGCCCCTTTCAGCTTGTTCGTCAGGACGGCCCCGCGGTTGCGGGCATCTTCCCCCGCCCGGATTTCGGCCGCGAAGGTGTCCAGGATCCCGCGGAAGCTATGGTCCCCGATCTTCTTCAGGGCTTTCCGGTAGAATCCCGCGGCCCGTTTTCCGGATTCAGACTTCCGGTCTTCTTCGGTGATCGCGAAGGCGACTTCGATCGGATCCATGTTCGGATCCATTATTGTCCCGGACGATAGCGTCAGAATGTCTTCCGAAGAAAAAGATGATTTATCATCCGACCCGACGCTTCCTTTCGGTTCATTTCTTTCTTTTCCTTTCGGTTCTTTCTTTCGGGATACCGGACGACCAGTCGCTGGTCGTTCACTGGTAGCGGACGACCAGTTCGATCCCAGTGTCTGGGTCGTGTCTGGGTCCGGGGTCCCGTCGTCGTCGACCTTTCCCCAGGCGATCCAGGCGATCTTCCGGCCCGTCAGGATCGGAATCGCGTCGTCGAATATCGCCTTCGGGAATCGGGTCTTCATCGCCAGATCTTCCGTGTCCAGGGGTTCCCCCTTGTCCCATAGAAGTCCGCGGATCGGCATCTTCGCCGCGACCTGAATGATCAGGATGAAGGCCGTGAAGATTCGACAGGCGTCAGGATCCCCCAGGGTCGCGACCCGTGCGAATCCGTTCCCGTCGTGTGCGTTCGGAAACGGGACCCATGAAAGGGAATCATATTTCCGGCTTTGTGCGTTTTCGAAGTGTTCATCCCATCCTGGAATGAATAGTGTTTTCCGTGCTGCCACGTTGCCCCCTTGTGTGATTAAGCGTTCCCCCGAAGTCGGAAGAATCCTTGAAGTTCATCGTCCCGCGTCATCGTCCAGATCGCAAGGCGTTTTTTCCAGTTGTTGTTCACCTTGTAGCCTTCACCGTCCGGCCCGTGTTTCAGGGCCTGTTCCCATCGGATCCGGTTCACGATCGCTTCGATCCCGAAGGTCTTCCATCCCCGGCGTTTCATCTGAAGGGAATAGCGGACGGTCAGGTTTGCGATTTCGCGGCCCGCGGCCGTGTGACGCCATTCGTCGAATTCGATCCAGTCCCCCAGGGGAAGCCCGAAGGCCCCCCCGTCTGGATCCAGGTCCTTCGCCTGGATCCATTTGGGGACGTCTGGAAGCGATTCCGGGAACAGGTCCAGGATACCGTTTCCAGATTCGTCAGTCATCGCCTTGACCCTTCAGGACGTCTTCCAGGGGAAGGACCTTCTTCGTGACGGACTTCGCGGTCTTCTTCAGGGTGATCCCGAAGTCCTTCGTGATCAGGACCTTTCCGGATCCGGGCTTTTCGTCGATCATGACGGCCTTCCCGTGTCCCAGGATCCGCTTGTTCGCCGCTTCATAGGCGTCCCGCGGGTCCTTCGTGTCCGTGAAGATCTGACAGTCTTCGTTCAGGTCATCGTCCGACAGGCGATCGATGATTCCCTGGGCCCGTGTGATGTCCGGGACACACCAGGGCTGGAAGTCACACTTCGCGCAGATCCCCGGATCGAAGTCGATCCGACCAGGAAGGAAGTCTTCGACCTTTTCCAGAATCGCGGAAGACGGTTCATCCGTGTCCCAGGTCCCGCGGGCTTCCAGGATCTTCGCGGTCCGTTCCTTGATTTCGACGGCCCTTTCCAGGATGACGTCCATGTCGACCGCGTCCCGCGTGATCAGGATCTGGCGGTCTTCGTAGGACTGGGCGGACCGGATGAAGATCAGGCCCGCGTCGATCCGTCTGAAGTGCATATAGGTCGCGATCTGGACGGGATAGCATCGCATATAGGCGGACGAATGATTCAACATCCATTCGATCGCGTCGACGTCGTCTTCCGGAAGCTTCCCGAAATATCCGTCGTGCATCGACTTCGCTTCGACCGGGATCCGGATCGGTCGGGCCTGTCCTTCGATCTGGAAGGAAAGCGTGAAGTCGATCCGGCCCCCGATATCGAATTCGTTCGGCGGGATCTGGACTTCCTGTTCCAGAATTTCCGCCCCTGGGATAGCCTTCAGGGCTTCCTTCGCTTCCAGGACGATGTCTTCGCCTATGTTCCGCCCCCGTCTGAAGATCCCCATCAGACCCGCGTCAGGGTCCCGAAGAAGGTCCCAGAAGGTTCGATGATAGACCAGGGAACGAAGACAGGGATGACCCACCTTCGAAGCGTATGTCGACCGGACCGGATAGGTCTGGGATTCGTTGTCCCGCTTGTCGCGGATCGCCTGGGCGATGTTTGGGATCTGTTCCGTGGGAACGTGTGTCAGTTCTGGCATGATTGCCCCTTTTCGTGTGGTTAGGTCGATTCCAGTTTTCAGGGACGACCGTCCGACCTTGAACGGCCGTCCCCGTGATTGATGTTCTATTCCGTTTCGGGTTCGGTGTCAAGGTCGACCAGGATGTCGCGGGCCCCGCCTTCCGGTCCTGGGGGCGACACGATCTTCCGTTCTTCCAGGACGTCCATGACGCGACAAGCGGCCGCGAATCCGATCTTCAGGCGACGCTGGATCGACGATGTCGACGCCCGCTTCGTTTCCTTCAGGACCTGGATCGCCGTTTCGACGTGACCTTCGTCGACGTCTTCCGGCTTCGTGGTTGCCCCTTCAGGCTTCCCGGACGGTTCCGCGGGTGTTTGGGTGTCCGTGTCCCCGTTCGCCCCGTCATCGCCATCCTGGACCCCTTCCTGACCGTCCTGGGCGTGAAGTTCCGGGAACAGTGTCAGTTCGCGGGCCCGTTCTTCCGATCGGATCGCCCGTTCGTTCGCGATCGTCCCGGTGTCCTTCCGGATTTCAGTGACGATTCCTTTGTCGAAGTCCGTGATCTGATCGCAATCGACAGACCGGACTTCGTATCCGGCCCGAAGGCGTTCCGATTCGGCTTCGATCGTGGATTCCGCGGCCTGGACTTCGGACTGGATCTTCTTCTTCACCGTGTCCAGATCCGACTTCCGGGCCTGGATCGTCGCCATCGCGTCCGCGATCTTGTCCCCGGCTTCCAGGCGTTCGTCCGTCGTCAGTTCGACGCGAAGGGGATTCGTGACCCGCTTCTTTTCGATCGCCCGTTTCCGGATCCGCCCGACCGGGACGTCGACCAGGACGTCGGCCTGGGCCGTGACGACGCGACGATCGCCTTCCGGCGTGACTTCTTCGACGTCCAGGACATCCAGGGTCCCCCGGATGATCTTCGCGACGATCGACAGGCCGTCCGCGACTTTCCCCAGGACCTGGGCCCCTTCGACGATGACGCCTATCCATCGGGCCCCGTCGTCCCCCATGACGGACACTTCGGTCGCCCGCGGGTGTTCAGTGTTCCAGGCTTCCGCCTGGGCCTTCGCTTCGCTCTTTTTCAGGTTTCCCATGATAGGGTCCCCCCTTTCGTGTGTTGTGGTGTTGTGGGGCCCCCAGGCGAATCCCAGGGGCCCCGTGTGAATGATTACCAGGGAAGATCTTCCCCACCATCGGCCGGGGGCGTCCCGTCCGGGGGCGGACCATCCTGGGGGGCTTCCTGGGCCGGGGCCGGATCCGCGGCCTGGGATCCGACGACGGATTCGAAGGTCTTCTTCACTTGTTCGAAGGTGATCTTCAGACCGTTCGCGGAAATGCCCTTGATCGATCGCCATCCCTTGAATTTGTCGGACGTGGTGATCGTCTGACAAACCGCGTCGGCCGTCGTCGGTTGCGGAAGGCCTTCGCGGGTGAATCCGGCTTGAAGAAGGGCCTGACACATTCGGGCGATTTCGCCCTTCTGATCAGACTGTTCCCCGTTGTCCGTGTTCCCCCCCTGGGATCCCTTCTGGAACGTGTGTCCCTTCATGGATCCGGCGTTCTTCCCGACGCGGTTCATTTCTTCTTCGTTCGAATCGCCCGACAGGCCCAGAAGGGCCAGGATCCCTTTCTTCCGACATTCGGTCGCGGCCATCTGACGGATGAATCGTTCGTCGACTTCGGACACGTCCAGCTTCCCACCGCGGGAAAGGAATTTGTCCCGCGAAGACGCGGCCCCAGAACATTCGATCGATACCATCCCAGGGATCGACGCGATTCCGAAACATTCATAAACATAGTACGGCCCGACGTCGTCCTGGTAGTTGACCCGTGTGAACAAGGGTCGACCGTCCGGGTCCTTCAGATAGGCGAAGGACGCCCCGATCGTCGCGGCGACGACGTCCGAATAGTTCTTATTCCGTCGGATCGTCATTCCCTTCCCAGGGTCTTCGAAACGATCGAAACAGTCCGGACTGACGCGGTGATCGATGACCGCTTTGATCCGGTCAAGAAGCTGGACGCGGGTGTCGACGGCCGCTTCCATTTCCTTCAGGTGTGCAAGGGACAACGCGGTCGATCCGGTTGTCGTGAGTGATCCCCCGTCGCGTTCCGCGGGAAGGATTTCGGGGACGTGTGCCCCGTCGTTCGGTGTGGTCATATTGACCCCCTTCGTGTGATGTTCCGGCCGTCCCAGGTTCGGCCGTTGCTCCGTGTCCGTCGGACCCCTGGGCGATCCGAATTCAATTTATATCCGTTTATCATTTGACCGTCAAGTCGTCTTCGCGATGTCGTCCGTCGGAAGGGTCAGGCCTTCGACCAGGGCTTCGATCGTCGGCCGGGAATGTCCGCCCCAGGATACCGTTTCGGGGTTCACGGGGATCCGGATGTCCAGATCCGCTTCGAAGGTTTCCGGTCCAGATCCCCGGTGATCGTGTTCAAAGGCGTCCGCCTTCGCCTGATCGGTCGTCGCCTGGGTGTCCAGGCCTGACGATGTCTTTGAAAAGAAGATCTTCACGTCTGACGTCCTTTCTGGGGGCCCCGAAGGGCCCCCTGACGGGGTTTCCCTAGTTGAACAGTTCAAAGGCCGGGGGCTTCGGTTCCGCGTCGTCTTCGGCTTCCTGGGCCGCGTTTCGCTTCGCCAGTTCTTCCCGGATCAGATCCGCGTCGGTCTTCTTCGCGGCCTTCTTCGTTTCGGCCTGGGCCTTTTCGACTTTCGCCTGGGCCGCTTTGACTTCTTCGGTCAGTTCGGCCCCGTCGTCCGCGGGCTTCATCTTCGGATCCGTTTCCAGATCCGGGGCTTCCCCGAATTCCCCGGTCCCGTCGACGATTTCGACTTCGGGTCCATAGGCGTCCCGCTTGAAGACGGATTCGATCCAGACCTGGGCGTCGGCCGCTTCCGCGGTTTCCAGAATCGCCCGAAGGTTGTTCCGGTCCAGGTCGTTCCCGGCCTTGATCAGAAGGACCTTCAGTTTCGGATTCATCGCGATCGCGATCTGGGTCGCGACCCGAAGGCGTTTCCCGGTCCCCAGGTTTGCCAGGGGGAAGCCTTCGAAGGTCAGGCCCGTGTCATCGAATCCGATCCCTTCCAGGCCATCAGGAAGGCCCGCCTGGGCGATCCTGTCCTTCTTCGCCTGTTCGATCCCGGACAGTTCGTTCGTGAATTCCAGGACCTTCGCTTCCGCCTTGTCGATCTGGACGGCCAGGGCCGCTTTCGCCTTCTTCGCCCGGACGTTGATGTTCACCGTTTCCGCCTGGGCGATCTGGGCCTTGATCGGTTCCGGATCCGCGGGGATGTCGACCTTCGTCAGACGGTCTTCGGCCGCGGTCTGTTCGTCCTGGGCCGCTTTGATGTCGTTCTGGGTCCGCTGATATTCGTCTTCCGCGTCCTTCATGGACTTCCGAAGACTGTCCAGGCGTTCCGCTTGTGTCCGGGCCCGGATCTGGAAAGCTTCGACCGCGTCGACGGCCTGGGTGACTTCCCGTTCCCCGTCCTTCCGGGCTTCCCCCTGGGCCGCGATCGTTTCCAGATCCGTCATCAGGTCCTGGACGACGACTTCTTCGTCCGGGGCGTTGTCCAGATCCGGATCGAAAGCCTTCAGGGTTCCCTTCTGATCCCGGATCCAGACGTTTCCCTTCCGCCTGGATTCGTAGACGTCCGCGAATCGCCTGTCCAGATCCCCCAGGTCGATCCCCAGGGCGTCCTGGACCGCTTCGGCCTGTTTGATCGGATCCATGTTCGCCAGGGCGACCGGATCGATCCCTATGGCCCCGACAAGCTTGTCCAGGGACGCCTGGGACCCGACCATCCCGTCGGCCGTCTTCACGATCAGACGGGGGGCCTGTCCTTCCTTGAATACCTTCCGGACGGTCAGGTCGACTTCATCGTCGCCCAGGGCGATCCGGATTTCCCCCTGGGTTTCCCCGCGACGGATCGGATCCGCGATCCGGCCCCCGCAAAGGGCCATCAGGATCGAATCCAGTGTCGTCGATTTGCCTTCGTCATTATTCCCGACGATGAAGACAGGGCCTTCGTCTTCGGGGTTCAGGTTGATCCGGACGGCCTTCAGGCGTCGGATCCGTTCCGCTTCCAGTGATAGGATCTTCATGTTCGATTCCCCTTCGTGTGTTGTGTGTTGTTCAGTGTCCGTTCGTGTGCATTGTCCCGGCCGGGGCCGGATAGGATTCATGATCGAAGCATCGGGCCCCCATGATCCCCAGGGCGACGACCAGGGCCGCGACCGCGACGGCCAGGATCCAGGTCCTGACGACAGGCGGACGCTTTTCCAGATCGGTCTTCAGGATCCGGGACACGTCTTCGACCCGGATCATCGGATCCCCTGACGGTCCGCGTCTTCCTGGATCAAGATCCGAAGAAGGGCCGTCCGGCTTCGTAGACCCCTTTTCAGTTTCAGCTTGTCCAGACGTCGACGAAGACGCTGATCTTCTTTGCTTGTGGTGATCGGAAGTCCGATCGTGGTCGTCCCTGTTGCTTTCGGCATGGTTGCCCCTTTCGTGTGATGACAGACCGATCCCGCAAGGCTTCGAACGCGAAGCCTTTCCCCGGAAGACATCGTCCCCCGGCCGCGGTCAGTGTGTCGTGTTGTGTGAACATGAATCATAGGATATTTATATCCGTTTATCTTTGCAAGTCTTTATTCAATCCAGAAGCGTCGCGAAGTCGGCTTTCAGTTCTGCCCGGAATTCCGCTTGTTCGCGATCTTCTTCGTCTTTCAGGGCTTCATATAGGTCCCGGTCGAAAACATCTTCCAGGGCCCCTTCCAGAAGGTCCTTGATCTTTTCAGGCCGGACCGCGTCCAGTTCGACCTGTCCGATCCCGTCCCAGTTCGCGGCCCGCGAATCCTTCGACTTCGTCGGGGCCGGGGGAAGGTTCCAGTCCAGGACCTGATCTTCCATCAGGGCGATCCGTCGGACTTCGACACTGACCCCCATCTTGAAAAGGGATTCCCCTATCGATCGGGGAATATCTTCCCCGGAACAGTCGTAATCCCCGAAGTAAAGGATGACGGGATCCTTCCCTAGATCCTGGGCGTCCCGGAAGCGGACGGCCGCGTCATTCAGAAACGTGATCGACGGATATCCCTTGCAAGGGTTCAGGGCGACGTCCCAATGAAGACAGGGCCTTTCGAAGACCGTCTGAAGGGCTTTCTTTTCGATGAACACTTCGGGGAATATGGGTTGATTTTCCCATCGGTTTTTCGAATAGCTTGTCGCCCAGATCCGGATCTGGGACTTCGCCTTCGCGGCCGCTTCCGCGACGTTCGTTTCGTCGGCTTCGGTGATCCCCATCGTTTCCCGGTCGTGATCGACGAAGGCGTCGAAGGACAGGTCCCGCGACCATCGGGCCGCGATCATCGCGGACACGACTTTCTTATAGTGCCGGATGTCGTTCGTCATCCCCAAGGCGACCAGTTGATAGTGAAGGGCCCGAAGCGTCAGGCCCCCGTGATAGCTTTCCACAATGGGAAGCCCTTCCGCCATGATCCAGGCGCGATCGAATACTGATTTCATGTCCGTCCCTTTCTATTGCCCGTTAGCTTCAAAGAAGGCCTGGGCGAAGCCTTCCGGAGTGTTTGACCGAAGTTCCTTCGTCTTGTCCGACTTCCCGCCCAGGCGCATCAGGGGGGATCCCTGTTTGCAGCATCGGACCGGATCGATCGATCGCTTCGTCGGGAATTTGAAGTCGCCCCATAGTCCGGTCCGCTTCGTGTAAGCGTTCCAGTCGACGACGAATTCAGTTTCCGCGGCCGTGACATCGGCCCCGCCCTTTTTCCGGATCCGGTCCAGTTCGTCCAGGATGTCCTGGGACGGGTTCAGGTGTCCGGCGAATTCGTGGGGCTGAAAATACTGGGGGCGGAAGGGGGCGTCGGTCCATCCGTAGAATCCGCCAGGGCCCCCGGCCTGTTCGTCCAGGTCCGCGCAAGGCCAGACGTCGACCAGGGACGGCAAGCGGCCGACAGGGTTTTCCAGGGCCCAGAAGAAGGATCCCCCGTCGTCATAGAAGTCCGGATCCGTCGGCCGGAACAGATCGACGATCTGGAAACTGATCTGAAGAAGTTCCAGGGCTTCCGCGGTTGTCCCGGCCGCGTCCTTCGCGGGCCAGTATTGCGATCCGGAAACGCTGAAGTCCGTGCAAGGGACCGCGCTCAGGATCCCGTCGATCGTGTCCCATCGTTCGAAACAAGCTTCGGCCGAATCCAGGTCCCGGATGTCGTCCCCATCCTTCAGGTCGAAATTATAGACGTCCCATTTTCCAGAATCCCAGAAGGGCCTGGACCATGCTCCGGAGTAGTCAAAGAAGGAAAGAAGTGTTTTCATCGTCGTCGCTTTCGTGTAGGTTGTTGCCGTCCGTTCAATCCCCGTCGTGTGGGGGGGGGCCCCTTCGGGGGCCCCTTTTTTTGTCATCCTTCCAGGGCGTTCTGGATCCCGTCCAGTTCCGCTTTGATCCCTTCGACCGCGTCCAGCTTCCGAAGAAGTTCCGCCTTCCGGGCGACCAGGGTCCGGACGTCGTTCTTTTCCAGGTCCGCGATCCGGTCTTCCAGGGCCGCGATTTCGTGTTTGTGGATCAGGTCCTTTTCCTTCGCCTGGGCCTTCAGGTGTCCGACCTGGGCTTCGACCTGGGCGTCCAGGGTGAAGATCCCGCAAAAGGCGGGGAAGTCGTTCGCGATGTTCTGACAGACCTTCGCTTCGGTCCCGATCAGGTCGTCGAAATAGGTCCCGCAATCATCCTTTGCGATGTCCGTGATCGTCGCGATGAATTCCCGATAGGCGTTCTGTTCCAGCTTCTTCATTCCGGCCCCCTTCGTGTGGTTTGTGTTGTGTGTCCCGTTCTTCATGTCGCGGGCATTATGACCCCAGGGGGACGGGGTGTCAATAGACTTTTTGCATTTCTTTATCTTTTTATTCACGCCCCGGAAGGGGTGATTCCCTGGGGTGTTTCCCAGGTCCGCGGAAAGGCGTGATTCTTCGCGGCCGTGACTTCGACGACGATCCATCGTTTCCCGTCCGGTTCGACCGTCGCCAGGATCCCCGCTTTGAACAGGCGTCGCTTCAGTTGTGTCGCTTGTGCTTTCGTCATTCTGATCCCCTTTCTGGGGGGCCTGTCCAGGGCCCCCCGTTGTGTCGTGTGGTTAGTCTTCGATGAAGATGGAAACATGGATCCCGCCCAGGTTCGCGGCCGCGTCCTGAAGGAAGTCCGGGCCGATCGTGTCCAGGATCTGTTTCGCGACGTCCAGGGGATGACCAGGGATCGCGGTGTCGGCCATTTGCTGACCCGTGTCCGCCTGGACCCGGACCCGGACCTTCTGGGACGCCCAGGAAGACGTCAAATTCGTCCGTGACGGGGTTTTCCCGTCCTGGGCCGTGTCTTTACCCTTCCCGGCCAGATCCCGCTTCGCCAGGGCCGCGTCGGCTTCAGGATCGGATCCGTCGAATTCAGTTTCCCAGGCCTGATAAAGTTCGACCTTCCTGACGTCGTCCCGGTTCATGTAATGGATCCCGCCTTCGTCGGCCTTGATCTTCAGCATGGTCCCGGCCCAGGGAAGGATCGTCCCCGTGTGTTCCGCCTGAAGGACGCGATAGGCGACGCGGTCCCCTTCCTTCAGGTTCCGGGCGTCCAGGATCCCCTTCGCGACCGTGTCCCCCTGGGACGCCCGGATGACCAGTTCGTCCGTCGCCCGTTCCCGTTCGTCGTGAAGCTGATCCCAGTCTTCGGCCGACGACCATCCGACGACCTTTCCAGATTCGTCGATCTTCAGGAAGGCCCATCCGATCGCGTCCATGACCTGGGCGTCGGTCGCGTCATCCTGGGGGATCCATCCGTCGGCCCGCTGAATCGTTTCCGGATCCGTTCCTTCCATGATCGCGACGACGTTGTCCAGGTGATCGTTTTCTTCGGCTTCGCTTTTGAATCCGGACTTCGTCATCGTGTCCGGATCCGGGGCGTCCGTCGGGACGCCCAGTTCGTCGGCCAGGGCGTCGCCCAGGTCGTGACGGATGTCCGCGGCCGGGACGGGGCCTTCGCCCCAGATCCCCGCGATTTCCGCCCAGATGTCCGCGGACGGTTCTTCCGATCCCATCCGACCGCGACCTTCCGCCAGGAAGGCGAAGGCCTGTCCAGGCGTCAAGGTCGGACCCAGGGGCCCGTCGTCGATCTGGACGGGATAGGCGAAGCGGTCGTCCCCGAAGGCCTGGGCCATGACTTTGTCCAGTTCAGTGTCGCCCCATTCATTCGGGACGTGATAGTCGTCGCGGACCTTCGCGACCGTCGTCCGGTCCCCCTTCGGGTCCTTCAGTGTGATCGTGATCGTCGTCGTGTTGTTCGTTCCGTTCTTCATGGTGTTCCCTTCTGGGCCCCGAAGGGCCCGTCGTGTGGTTTGTGGTTACTTCTTCGACAGTTGACAAGTCTTCCGCATTGCCCGACGGACGATCCGGATCAGGTGATCCATTTCTTCGTCGGTCTTCCCTTTGACGTCTTCAGGGCGAAGGGTGTTCGCGACGACCAGGGCTTCGGCCGGATGGATCGACCAGTTCTTCGCGGCCCGTTCGATCGCGGTCTTCAGGATGACGGCCGGATCCGTTTTCTTCGTGGTCTTCTTCCCGGCCAGGGTCTTCTTCACTTTCTGGATCGTGACGAATTCCAGATCCGCGGCCGACTTCGGGGCCTTCGCCTTCAGACCCTTCCGGATCTTCGCGGCCGCTTTGTTCGCTTTGATTTGTAGATCGTGCCAGTCGACCGTCAGATCCCCGTCGACCTGGACGATGATCATCTTCGCGGTCGCTTCGGTGATCTTCCCGTCGGATTCATTCAGGGCCCAGTCCGTGGCGACCTTCAAGGCTTCGGCGTTCTTCGCTTTGACGAAGGCCTTTTCGGCGTTCCCCAGTGTGTTCCCCATTGCGGCGTTGTCGTTCATCCCGTCCCCCTTCGTGTGTTGTGAACCGTTCTTCATTTCGGGGACAGTATAGCGGGGGCCCTTCCCCCTTGCAATAGCTTTTTTGCATTTCTTTATCTTTTTTTCGGGGGCGTGAAACGGCCCCAGGGAAGGGGCGGGCCAGGGATGACCAGGAAGGGGGCCAGGATCCCCGTCAGGACGTCGACAGGGTTCGGGCCTTGTGCTGATACCAGGGGAAAGGTCAGGCGATCGTCGGGGGCGTCAGGGCCGGATCCCCGATCTGGATCAGGTGTTTCGTCCCAGGCGTCAGGAAGTGCCCGCAATAGATAGGCGACGACATTCCCAGGACGGCCAGGAATAGACCTTCAGGCGTGAAGGCCTTCGGGGCGTCGATCGGAATCTGGGGGATCCGGCCCGCCAGGATCCCGACGGCCGTTTCGTTGCAAGTAAAACGATCCGGATCGTCCAGGCGGAAGATGAAGTCCGCGAATTTCGATTTCCCGAAGTATCGTCCCCAGATCAGATAAAGGATCAGAAGTCGCTTGTCGTATCCTTTCCCGTGGAAGGCTTCCGCGGCCGTCCAGATCGCCCCCAGGGCGTCTTCGTCCAGGGGAAGGACATATTCGATCAGGCGAAGGACACGATCGTCCTGAAGGGCCGTCTGAAGGTGTTTGAAGGGTGACGTCGTGACGCCTTTATCGAACAGGGCTTCGACGATCATGTCCGGGCCGTTGTGGAAGATGAAATGAAGAAGGACGTGATTGATCATCGACGGGATCCGGTTTCCAGATTCGTCGCGGGCGTAGTCCAGGGCCCGGATCCGCTTCGACAGTTTCGCGGTCCCGGCCGTCCATCCCAGGCGGACTTCCTTCACGATCATCCTTCGACCCTTTCAGCTTTCCGGATCCGCCCCTTCAGACTGACCGCGGATTCGTGTGTCCAGGCGTGAAGGTGATTGAATGAAAACCAGACCCGATCCCCGGCGAAGTATTCGTCCCGACCCTTCAGGGGGATCTTGTTCGGGACCTGGACGTCCGCGTCCGGATAATAGCACCAGTCCAGGGCGACCCAGGCGTCATCCGATTCCCGGCGATATGTCGCCCAGGCGTGACCCCCGGCCGCGGCCCCCCGGCCAGGGTCGACCCATCCGGCCGCGACGCGGATCCGGTCCGCGGGGATCCCCAGGGCCAGACAAAGGGAAACGGTCAGGATCGCCCCATCTTCACAATCCCCGCGACGACGCTTCAGGGTTTCGGCCGGGAACAACCAGAATTCCCCGCGGTCCGGGGAAAGGTCTTCGTCCCCGACATAGACGATATTCTGAACGACCCATTTCTGAATCATCCAGGCGACGATGTCCGGGCCCGACGCTTCGCGGGCCGCTTCCATCCAGGGATCCCCGGATCTGGAAAAGGCGTCCAGGATGACGTCCGGGGCCCAGATGAATCTTCGGACGTCGACGGGATACTGGATCCGGGTCCCTGGGATCGATCGCCCTTCGTATATGATCGGGGCCTTCGGGTGTTTCGTGTCCCAGTATTCGGCCGGGATAGTTTCCGGATCCGGGCTTTTGCGGAATTCAGTCATCAGAATAGATCCTTCACGTCCAGGCCGTTGATCTTCAGAAGGACGATCGACAGGAAGATCAGGGCCGTCGCCAGGGGGGCGTGATCGGCCAGACCCCAGGCCCAATCCGTGAAGGTCCGGGGATGACGGGATCCGCGGCGTTCGACCAGGATACACAATCCGGCCGCGGTCGTTTCGTGGATTTCCAGAAGGGCTTCCCAGGCGTCCCGGATACCCATCGCCGGACAGTCCGCGAAGTCGTTCGAATCGATGATATGTTTCGCCCGCTTCAGGCGATTCTTCACACGGTCGATCGTGAAGTTCCCCAGGGCTTCCGCGAAGGTGTCGTCGTGTTCATGTCCTGGGGCCATGATGATCGCTTCCTGGGACATAGGTCCCCCGGTAAAACGCGGACCCTGTCATCGATGACGACGGGGCCCCGTTTTGTTTCAGTTTCTACGGACGTGTGAATTCAGTCGCGGTTGTCCACGTCCCGGACACGCGAACTTGAATCACGAAGTTCGAGTTCACGACGCCGATTCGCCAATTGTCGTTCGCGTCTTTCCCTTCGCCCCATTCCCGGAACGAAGCGAGATCCCCGAGTTCGTCGTCTTCGTTGACGAGCGTCCCGTCGGCGAAGTAGCAATTCTTCACGGTTCCGTCAAGTTGGGTTGCGGTGATAGGCGAGCATCTTGTAAAGACCGCGCCGGAATCGACTGTCGATCCGAAGCTACCCGCGCTCCCGCCGTCACAGTCGATAAAGGTTCCGCTTGCTGTGCCGGAGTTTCCGAAACTGTAGGCGTCGACGATGCACCGAATAAATACACCGCTTGCGTCCTGACCCGACCAGTCGGAAGCGAAGCAATAATTCCCACCTACGCAATCGGTGAAGTTTCCGTTTGCTACGCTGTTATTCCCACCAGAGCCGAAGCACTCGCCACCCCCACTAGTGTTGCACCGAATAAAGTCCCCGCTTGCAATGGCACCATTACCAGCACCGAAGGATTTGGTCCCACCTACGCAATCGGTAAAGGTTCCGCTTGCAATACTGTTGGTTGTGATATTCTGGCCCCCTGCAAAGCTCCATCCGCCACCGTCTACCCGTGTATAGGTTCCCGCATATTCAATTCCAATACGCATCGGAATACCATAGCCCATTGACGTGTTTCCTAGGCAAATAACGTCAGACATTACCGTATTTGTCAAAGCCGTTGCCGGAAAGTAGGCGGCTGGATCTGGGTTCTGCATAGTCGGGCTAACCGACGAAACGATTTCCATCGTCAGGAAGCCGATCTTCACGTCGTCGGCCGTTTGTTCGACCGTGCCGCGTGAAGCGACCGTGATCGCGGACGTTAAGACGACGTCTTCACGGTTGCCCGTCATTCCTACCAGATCGACGAATTCGGTGTCCAGTTCCAGACCGTGATTCGATCCGTCGCCTGTCCCGAAGTCGTAGCGTCCGGCCGGGATATATACGACGGCGCGATTGTCTGCCGCCAATGCGTTCCCGCCGGGAGTCAAAGCGGCCGCGGCCGTGTATGCTGTTCGAAGATTCGCGGCCGACAGAATATCGTTCGTCCCACGCTGGACCGTGACCATCGAATCGGGAGCGTAGTAACCACTCCCCCCGGCCGTCGTCTGTTCCGTGTCGTCCCCGAAAATGATCTTGTCGGACTTGACCCCGGCGAAAGCGTGGTTCGTGAATAGTGCGATCGCGATGACCGCGGCGAATACTGTGAATGACTTCTTCATCCTGTCCCCCTTCTATGTTACCCCCCGCGACATACAGGGGAAATTCTATGGTCGCAAAAACTGAACACTGTTCGACCAGGATCCGCCCAGGCGGACCTGAATATGGATGTTCGTCGTCGTGGGATCCCATCCCAGACGCCAGGACTGATCCGTCGATTCGTTCCCGTGAAGATAGGCCCAGGCGTCGACGTGTTCGGTTTCCGGATCCCCGTCCTGTTTCGCGTCCCAGGACGCGATGTCCCCCGCGTCAATTCCGGCCGCGGCCGACGCCCCGAAGATAGGATCCGATTCCGCCCCGCCCCCGGTCAGGTCCAGGCCGATCCCGCCATATAGCAAGGGGGGGACATAATCCAGGAATAGACGTCCGGGCCCGAAGCGATAGATCTTCCCCAGGTCATTCGTGACGACGACCTGGGCGATGAATTGTCCATTCGTCGCGGTCTTCGCGACGTCGAAAGCATAGTCGACCCAGTTCGATCCGGCCGCGGACGACGTGACTTCGACCCAGTTCGTCGCGGCCCAGTCTTCGCCATAATAGAAGAATTTCCCGCCCCAGGTCCCGTTCGTCATTGACGCCCAGGATTCCCCGTCGGCCAGGGTGTAAAGGCGGACGGTCGGGGTCGATCCCGCGGCGTCCCGCATATAGAATTCCCTTTGCGGGTTCAGGACGTCCCCATAGATGACGTGTGCGGGGACGGATTCATCCTGGGCGTGTCCGGATCCGGCGATCATCAGGATCGCGATCGCGTGAAGAAGTCTTTTCATCGTGCTTTTCCTTTTCATCCCCGGCCCTTTCATTGACGGCCAGGATTTCCGATCATTTGAATTCGAAGTCGGTCCATTTGACGACGGCCTTCGGGCTTCGGATCGCGAAGCCTTTCGACGTGTCCCCGATATCCCATTCCCCGGCGAAAGGCCCATTCGTGTGCATCCCCCAGTCCCAGGCGACCCAGGAATTCGTCCCGCGGTCCAGGGAAACAAGTCGCGTCATATTCGAATGGGTCAGGCTTTCCAGATCCGTCTGGGCGTCCGGGACGGTCCAGACGTGGGGCGGATCGTTCGTCGCCAGATAGTCCGGGTTCAGTTCGTAAAGCTGATTTAATGAGGCCGACGAATAGTCCCAGGACTTCAGGACGCCCGTCGGATACATTCGCCAGGGTTCCAGGGACATCGGATCCCAGGTCCAAGTCGTATATTTCCCGACCGCGTAAAGGTCGACCGTCTTGTCGAAGTTCGTGACCCCGTCTTCGTTGAACATGAATCCGATCGGCCAGTTTATCGCCAGACCATAGACGTCGGCCCCGACATATTCACATGACAGAATTTCGACTTTGATTTCGGCTTCCCCTTCCCCGGAATCGGTCGTCGCCAGGACCTTGACCTTCAGATCGTCCGGGTCGTCGCACATCACGCGATTCGTCGCGGTCAGGGTGTCCCCGATATCCGTGAATTGATCCTGGACTATGATGTCATAATATCCGGTGACTTCATGGAACGTGACCCAGGGATCCGCGGATCCGGAATCCGGCCGGGACACGAAGGTCGCCTTCGCGACGACGTCGAAAGTGTAAGACCAGGGATCGTTCACATATTTCCATCGCGTGAATTCGATATCTTCGAAGGTCGGTTCAAACCAGACTTCATCGTCCCCGTTCCAGGGGTCAGGACTGTCCCCGACCGTGTCCGTTTCCGAATAGGCCGAATCGTATCCGGACGGTTCGTCCGCGGTTTCCCAGGACGCCCCGATCTGATCCCGTTCCCAATGCCAGGGGGATCCGGGCGGGGGATACCAGTACGACGTGACGGGGTTCGACGATCCGCCCCAGTATCCCCAGGCGGAAACGGTCCCTGAATTCGTCTTCATCGCGTAGACTTCCGGGATGTCGGACCAGGGCGAATCCCCAGGGCGGACGATCCCGGCCGTCTTGTGTGTCCAGTTCATCGCCTTCAGGGCCGCGACACGTTCGTCGACGTCCTGGGCGTATAGGCGGAAGGGTTGATCCCCGAAAAGGCCGACAGGGCCGTCCCAGGCGACCGTGATGACGTCCCCAGTCATTCCCGCGGGATTCGTGGGGGCGATAATGCCGGGAAGGTTCAACCAGGACTTATTCGTCCCTTCCAGATCATACCAGGTAAGGGACAGGTTCGTCGTCCCTTCGTATAGGCCCAGGGCGTTCGTTTCCATCATGTCCCCGGTGACGGTGACGGTTTCCGACGTGAAGACCAGGGACTGATCTTCCTGGTCGATGATCCATCCGATCAGTTCGACGTCCCCGGAAAGGCCGTCGTTCGTGTAGGACAAGAAACGAAGCTTCGGAAGTTCGGCCGAATAGAATTTCCGATCGAAGGTCCCCAGGTCGCGGTGACGCCAGTCGTTCGTCGGGCCGCGGGAAATGTGATCGGCCAGGACGACGGTCTGGGTCGTTTCCGGTTGCCGCGTCCAGTAAAAATCCCCGCCCGTGACGAAGTCGATCGCGTTCGTTTCCGGATCGAAGGAATATCCCGTCCGGTTCGTGACGTATCCGATCCCCAGGCGATCGCCCAGGCCCGCCATCGAATTGACCGGAAGCGTCAAAAGAAGGTTTGTCGAATCGACGACCGGGGGATCCCCGGCGAAGGTGTGATAGGTGTTTGTGAACCAGGAATCGAAGGACCCGTCCGGATCCGCTTCGTTCGTCGCGACCGTGTATCCGGCCAGGGTCGCGATCTTCGAATCCATCGCGGCCAGGAAGGCCCGCGTGACCAGGGGATAGGCCGTCCGCGTGACGTCGTCCGAATCCTGATAGGTGAAGGGCCCGATCGCGTTCGTCGTCGTGACGTTCGTCCAGGCGGGGACGTCGAAGGTCCATTCATAGGGATAGATCCCCCCGATAGGTTCCGCCCCTTCATAGGCCGTTCCGACCCCGGTGACGCCATTCGACGGGACGCCCGAATAGTAGATGATCGAATCGTCCCAGTCGTCGATCCAGGCCGTGTCAGGTGTTTCCGGATCCCCGTCATCCCAAAACCACAAAGCCAGATCGACCCACCATTCCGAATCATCGTCCCCATATTTCAACCAGAAGGACGGGGCCGTCGGGTCCTGGACATAGAATCCATTCACGTCCGCGGATCCGAATCCGAAGGCGACAAGGCCGTTTGTCGTGACTTCGACCGGGACGTCGGGACAGGTCCATTCCTGGACGACGTTCGGGGGCGTGACGTCCCAGGCTTCGCATCGTTCGACGATCGCGGAATATATCTGTCCGGCGAAATGATTTTGTTCCGACATCTGATAGGCTGACGGACTGGAATTCGTGAAGGGATATCCAGACCAGTCCGCCCAGGCGTCAGGCGATAGGTGTATCCAGATTAACGTCGCCAATATTGCAAGCCCGCGATAGGACATAGGTTCCCCCAGGGTTTCGGATGAATTGGAAAAGCGGGATCCGAAGATAGATCGTGTCCGATTCCGGTTCCATCGCTTGAAATGTGACGGCCGTCGTCGTGTGATCCCGTTTGTGTTTCAGATAGACCCAGGCTTCCGCCCCTTCCAGATCCAGGTCGTCCTGGTCGACGTGATAGTTTCCGATTCCGTGGATCCGAAGCGTCCCCGCATAGATCCGGACAGTGTCCGCGGCGATCAGGCTGAAACCGAAGGCCATATCCGTCCAGGGGAACGCGGCCCCCCCGGCGTCGATCTGGATCCCGGCCGCGGTCCATCGGACGGTCGTTCCGTTTGCCCCGTGCATCATAGACAGGGCCCGGACGATCGTGTTCATATCGCGGGCCGATAGTGACGCGTTCCTTCGATATTGTTGGGCCAGTTGACGGCCCAGTCCTGAATCGGCCCGCGGCATGGTTAGACATCCCCCCATCCGTCCGGGGCGTCTTCCCAGGGGCCATAATATTCCCAGACCTGTTCCCGGATGACATAGTCCCCAGGCGTCCCAGGTTGTTCCGGTGACGTCCCGTCCCTGACGCAAATATATTTCGCCCCGCCATTTCCGACGATCGTCTTCTGATAGGCCTGATTTCCGACCCAATACTGGACGCTTTGGGAAGTGTCCCCGACGTCAGACTGGGCGACCGCGGCCGACGCCAGGACTTTCTTGTATCGGGAAAAGACCTTGTGATGACGGATCTGGACTTCGCCCCCGATTTCCGACGTGTCCAGATTGTCCGACCAGTCGCCTAACATCCATGAATTCATGGGTTCATCCCGCCTTTCCCTTCAATCTTGTCCAAGACCTTCTTCACGTCCTTCAGAATGACGACCTGTTCTTCCTGGGGATCCTTCTTTCCGGATCCCTGTCCGTGGATCCGCGTGAAGATGTCGCCCAGGCCGATCGACGATCGCCCCTTCTGACCCTTCTTCGCGATCGCGTTCTGGATCCCCTGAAGGTTTTCCATTTCCGCCTGGATCTTCCCGGCCAGATCGATCTTCTTTTCCGGATCCGTTTCCTTCGCGTGTTTCCCTTTCAGGTCGTCCAGATTCTTCTGGGTCGCGTCCCGGCGTTTTTCCGGTGTCATCAGGGACAGGGCGAAGCGGCGTTTCCGTTCTTCCAGGGATTCCTTCTTCGACTTGACCCGATCGGCCTTCGCTTCCTGTTCGGACGCGATCTTCTTCCCTTCGGATCCCATCAGTTTCGTCATTCGCTTCCAGTCTGCGACAGACTTCGGATCGTGTCCCAGTTCTTTCCGGGCCCGCCCGAAGGCTTCCTTCCCGTTGTCCCCCTGGAAAAGCTTCTTCGCTTCGGCCTTCAGCTTTTTGATGTTGTCCAGTTCCTGGGCGTCCAGATCCGCCTTCGCGTCCGCGGCCAGTTTTTCCGCGGCGATCCGGTCCTTCATGAATTGATCATATTCGGCCCGGAAGGATCCGGCCCCGGTGTCCGCCCCCCAGGTCGATTCCATCCCGTCGACCATCTTTTCGAAGGCCTTGATCAAAGCGGGTTGATCCTTTTCGTCCGCGTTCCGGATCTGTTTCTTCGCGGCGTCGATCTTCCCCATCCGGTTCTTCATCGCGGTATCGCGGGCCGTCGCCTGGATGTCTTCGAATGACTTCGCCCCCAGGGACGCCAGGGCTTTCTTCCCCCGTTCGAATTGTTCCTGGGGCGACGTGTTCCGACTAATGATCCGGGCCGCGGCCCGACTTCCGGCGTCCGCCTTCATTTGAAGGATTTCGTCGCGACGCTTCTTCCGTTCCGCGGCCTGTTCTTTGTTCATCAGGGTCATCGGTAACGCTTCCTGGGCCGCGTTGATCAGGCCGTCGGATCGCATCGACGCCAGGGCTTCCTTGTCGGCCGCGTAGAATTCTTTCGGATCCATCGCGGCCTTCGCGGCCTTCCCGATCAGTCGTCCGATCGTCCCGGACGCTTTGACCAGGATTTCCGCGGCCTTCTGGGCCCCCATGCGAAGGGCCCCGATCAGGATGTCCCCCAGGGCCCCCAGGGCCTTCGTTCGACCTTCCCCCCCGCCCGCGATAGCCTTCGCGACTTCCGCGGCCAGGGACAGGGCTTCGCGGGCCTTCGTCGCCCAGGCTTCGATCGATCCGTCGGACCGTAGCTTTTGAAGCCATTCGATCATCCGGATCAGGGCCCCCTTCGCGTCTTCGACGAAGACGTTTCCGAAGTCGGCCAGGGCCAGACCCAGGTTGTCCTTCAGGGTCGACACAAGGCCTTCCCCGGTCCGGGACGCTTCAGCCATTCCGCCTTCGAATTTCCGAAGGTCCCCGGTCAGGATCGCGAAGACGTCGGCCGCGGATCCGCCCGACTTCTGAAGATCTTCCATCGCGTTCCGGCCCTTCGCGGACAGGACGCCCATTTCCTGAAGTCGCATCGCCGCTTCCCCGAAGGGACGGCCCGCCTTGATCATGGAATAGGCCCGCCCGACCCACATAGCGACGGACGAAAGGTCTTGTCCGACGGCCGCGGCCGCGTCCCCGACCATGCGAAGCGATTCGACGCCCCCCATGACGGATTCGGTGAAGACGTAAAGGGACCGGGAAGCTTCGACGATCCCCCCGATCTGGAAAGGCGTCCGGGCCGCGAAGTCCTGAAGGTCTTTCAGGTGTGCCTGGGCTTTCGCCATATCCCGGAAAAGGATCTTAAACTGGACTGTATAGCGTTCGAAGGTGAAGGCCTTCTTCAGCGTGACGGCCAGGGCCCCCGCGGCCAGGGCGACGCCCGCGGCTACTTTGATGAAGGTCGTCCGGACGGATCCCCAGACTTTCCCCAGGCCCCGCCCGACGGCCGTCAGGCGATCCGCGGTCCGCTTCAGGCCCGACAGTTCAGCCTTCGCGGCCATCGCGCCACGTCGGACCATATTCGCGGCCCAGATCTTGAATTCTAAAACCCTATTTCCGGACGGCATTGTCGGCCCCCTTCTTTTCTTCGACGATCTTGTCCATGTATCCCCGAAGGGCGTGATGTGCCCGGATATAGGTCTTGTCCGGATCCTGGGCGAAAGCTTCGCCCGCCTTCGCCTTTTGACGACTTTCCTTTTCGGTCCGTTCCAGGAAAGCGGACGCGATCAGTTCGACTTCATCCATCGGGACCCGCCAGATCCAGAATTCCGGGGCCGTCATCCCGTCCGGGACCTGGGACGAATAGGTCGCGGCCAGAAGTTCGACAAGGCCCCCCAGGTTTCCAGATCCGTCTTCGTCGGGATCCTTCTGGGCCTGGGACTTCGGTCCTTCGCCTTTTTGAAGAAGGGCGTTCAGGTCGTCGACTTCGTTCTGGAATTCCTGGACGGCCTGGATCAGTTCAGCTTCTGAACATTTCAGGGATCGCTTCCATCGCTTCAGGGTCTTCTTCCAGGTCCTGGGGTTTCCCCTATGGATCCAGATTTCCGCGGGATCGGCCGCGTGTGCGTGACAGAAGGCGAAGGACAGGGCCGTCCAGATTGATCCGGGATCGTACCAGTCCGCGACTTCGTTCTGAAGGAAGTCGTTCGACCCCATCGCAAGGCGACGAAGGGTCAGGCCTGGGACGTGTTTGACCGGATGAAGAAGGGCTTCGGTTCGAAGGTCTTTCTGGACACGGACGACACGATCGGCCAGATCCTTCAGGGTCAGGATATGGTGAAGGTCGTCCAGGGGATCAAGTTCGACCCCCTGGGCGTCGCGAAGTTCGCGGATCGACGATCGAAGAAGCGGATTCATTCATGTCCCCGGATCCTAGATCGCGTCCAGATACAACCAGAACGACTTCGCGAAGATCTTCCATCCATCCCGGCTTTCGCGGGTGTCTGAATCCGTGACCTTCCCGGTCGCGGCTTCGGTGATCGCCCCATAGGCTTCGACGGACACTTCCTTTTTGAAGCCATAGTGATAGATCCCGTCGTCCAGGTAGTCGCCCGACGTTTCTTCCATCGCTTCCAGGGTTTGCATCGTGATATTGCACGAAGACGAAAGGAAGGCGGACGACGATGTCGCCCCGAAGGCATCGACGATCCCGAATCCCCCGGACATCGTGAAGGTGATCGCGGATCCGTAGGCCTTGACCTTCGCCGCGGCCGACGGTTTGATCGCGGTGACTTGAACGGTCGGACGTGCATCGGGCCCGCAAGACGCGGACAGGGACGTCACGATATAATCAGTATTCACCAGGGCCCCGAAGGCGACACTGAAGGACGCGGTGTCCAGAAGTTCATACTGGATCGACCATTCTTCGATCGGGCGAAGTGCCTTCACGGCCGAATTGATAAACTTTCCAGACGACGCCAGGACTTCGTGAAAGTCCGACCGGGGTCCCCCCGAAATGTCGACGATGTTGATGACCCCGCCAGTGATGCTTCCGATCCCCAGGGGATCCGATCCGGCAATATGTACGTTCGGCATGATTTGACCTTCCTTCTTTGTCGGTGATTAGCTGATTTCCACGATCGCGATATATAGAATTTCCGACGACGCGGACGCCCCCTTCGCGTAGGGAACGGAAGACCCTGTCCACATTGCCGGGATCCCGGCTGGTTCAAGGTTCATGACGGGGCCTTGACCGAAGCCGACTTCGATGTCGTTTTCCCCAACATTGAAAAGGATCCAGGACCAGGGCGTTCCGACTTCCCCGGCGTCCAGGGTTGTCCAGTTGTTCGCGGTCAGACTGACCCGCTTCCGGACAAAGTCGTCGCCTTTTGCGATCGACGAAAAGATCGGGCCGACGTGTTCTTCGTTCAGGCCATCGATGACCGAAGGCTTCGCGATATCCAGATTCAACGTGATCGACATTTGGGACCCTTCCTTTCAGTGACGGCCAGGATTTCCGGTCAGACGTCGGTCCATGTATTGAAGACCAGTTCCGCCCCGATCTTCAGAATCCAGACCAGACAGGATTCCCCGTCCCCTTCGTTTCCGATTTGCTTCGGCCCCAGGTAGACGTCCAGATTTCCCCCGGATCGCATCCGGAAAGCCTGGACCCTATGGGGATCCGCCTGGGCGACCTGGGCCCCGTCGTCGTCGATCCATCGCATCCCGGCCCCCATCCCCTGGATCAGCTTCATCCCGACTTCGTCGGCCGTTTCCTGTTCCCTGAAGGCCCCTTCAATATCCGCGTTGACGTGCATTTCCCAGGGGATCGTGTTCCAGGTCTGACGGACGTCGCCCCCGCCCCCGAAGGTGATCCCCCAGATGTCGAAGGCCGGGGGAAGGAATCCGGAAAAGGAATTCTTCCCGTTTTCCGCGGTCCATCCCGGAAGGGTTGTCAATGTTCCGACCGTCGCGATCAGGCGTTCGAAGACCAGTCGCTTCGCGGTCGAAAAGGTTGTCGGATCGTATGTCATAGCCATATCAAGCGGCCTTCCATGCTTTCGTCTGTTCGTCGACCAGGATCGCGAAAGACTGTTTCGAATGATCGACGATCCCCCTGGGGATAAAGTCGTCGTCGGCCTTCGGTCCTTTGCTGATCGTTCCGACGCCCCTGTTTTGCCATTCGACGCCCTTCAGATTGTGGATCATGAAGGCATAGGCCCCGGCTTCGGAGTTCGCCGCGACAAAGATCGCCGCGTTCGCCGCGGACGTGTCGACTTCGATCGATCGTTCCAGGCCCCCAGGATGGACCCTTCGATGAATCTTCTTCGCGGTGAATTGCCCCTTCGTGTTCCGGCCTTGTTTTCCCTTCACGCCCGACTTTTTCAGATCGGCAATCGTGGGGGACCTGGGGGCGTATTTCTGACGGATCGCGTCCCGGTTCAGTGTTCCTATCCGGTGCATCGTCCGCGCCATGACCTTTTCGGATCCGGCCGCGGTCGCGAAAAGAAGTTTGATCGCTTCGTCCAGGCCGTGAAGCGTGACGGCGAAGTCTTGATTCGGATTCATTCCTGGGATCCCTTTCGACAAGGGCCAGGAATTCCGTCAGGCCGGACCGATCTGACGAAGGCGGATCAGGTGATGAAGGTTCCGGATCCATTTCTTCCAGTTCCCGGCGTGACCTATGACAAGGTGATTCCGTCGGGCCCCCAGGGACCGGAAGTTCGACGGATCCGCGGCCAGATCCGGCCGGACGTGGATCGGTTCGACGTGATGGACTTCGACAGGCGACGTTTTCCCGTCCCATTCACAAATAGGATGGTCCAGGCGATAGGCCTTCATCGCTTTCCGGGTCGCCCAGGCCCGCCTGGGATCCTTCGCGGTCGCGACTGGGTGTCTGACCAGGAAGTCCAGGTCCAGGGCGACCAGGGGATGACGAAGGGCGTCCAGGGGCTTCATGATGCCGGATTCCCATCGTCCGGGATCCGGATCATGTTATAGCGGGCCAGGACCCCGTCAGGGGGATCCGCGTCAGTCATCGGAATCGTCCGGATGTCCGCGACCGTCCAGGAATCATGTTCGAAGCGTAGATTCACCGAAAGGATTTCTTCCTTCGGTCGCCCGATCAGATCCGCGACCCAGTCAGGGATCCCCATCATCAGCTTCTGGGCCATCAGTTCCCCCTTTCCAGGATCGTCGTGACAACGGTCCAGACTGTCCGGATCCCCAGGAAGACCAGGACCCCCGCAACCAGGAAAGCGACAAAACGTCCAGCGTCCCCCAGGACGGCCTTCTTCCCCGCGGGGATCCCGACGTCCCCCGGCGTCGCCTTGACGACCCTGGGGGCCGTTTCCGGCGATCCCTGGGCCTTCTGACGCTTCTTCGCCCGTGCGATGACCTTCCAGGCCCGACCCTTCAGGACTTCGTCGACGTTCGGGAAGATCCAGGCCGCGTTCGTCAGGTCGTGGATCCGCTTCCAGTCGAAGGCCCCGGACGGCCCTTCCGCGATGATCGCGGCCGCGTATGCTTTGACCAGGACATCGAAGTCCTTCTTCGCGATCGCCGCTTCCGCGACAGTCTGAAGACCCCTTTCGTCATCCGGGCGATCGATCCAGTCGATCGTGACGTCCCGTTTCAGGGCGTTCAGTTCGCGGGCGATCTTCTTCCGGGCTTCCGCCTGGGCGTTCTTTTCCATCCGGGCCTGGGCCCGCTTCGCTTGTCGTGATTGCTTCATCAGTCGCCCCCATCATATGCGACCCCGAAGGAAGGCGTCCTGGGATCCCCGTTCGGGGCGAATTGTCCCCGCTGATAATCGCGGGCGACAGTCCAGACGGCCATCATGAAGTCATGAAGTTCATCGTCTTCGATCGCCCCTTTGAAGTTCGAATAGTCGATCCGGGAAGCGGCCGCGGCCGCGTAGGACGTCCAGCGTTTCCTGTCCATGAAGATCCGGAAGCCATAGTCGGCCCCCGGCGTGTCCTGGATCCCCGGAAGTTCTTCCGGCTTCAGGATGTTTTCCAGATCGGCCCGACGTCGGGCCCGTACCAGGACGACGGTTTCGTCATCCCTGTCTTGAACGACGGAAAAGAATCCGTCTTTTGTGAAGATCCACATATGGACTTCCCCTTTCGTGTGTCGCGTCAGGCGGGAAGGTGTCCGTTCCGTTCCAGAATCGCCCGCGCATTTGTTCGACCGTAGCGTCGCCCCCTTTTCGTGTCAAGGAAGGCTTTCCAGGCGTTCAGTTCGTGACACTCCGGATCCCCGTGTTCGATCGGCCTGATCGTGAAGTCCCCGATCTTCCAGGGTCCGGATCCGGAAAGCTTCCCTGGGACGTCGTGAACGGGATTCCATCCGATCGCCGCTTCGTGATGGACGTCCAGGAAGACCAGTCCGTCGGGCGTCTTGAATGTATAGGCCATGATTCGGCCCGCGGCTTCCCCAGGGCCGCGGATCGTCAGATCGATGTCGGCCGCGATTGCTTCCCAGATTGTCATCAGTATCCCCCCACGATCTGAATCACGTCGTCGACCGTCCGACCGGATCCATCCGGCCAGGGGTCCGTCGCGTTCCAGTTGTGTTTTTTGAAGACGGCCAGGGCCTTCTTCTTTTCGGCCGCGTCCCGGACCCCGAAGAAGTCCAGTTCGTCGAAGATGGAAATGGAATTCTTGAAGTTCGTTTCATTCCCCCCGCCAGACGATCGTCGCCAGTCGGACAGGGAAGGGATCCGGTTCGTGAAGATGTCTTCGATCCCGTCCTTCGTTCGCCCGTAGCGGTCCCCAGGATATCGAAGGGCGTCGACCCGTCGGAAGTGCGTCGCCTTCCAGGTGATCCCCCGCGTCCGGGTTGCCGATTCGCGGATCCGGCCGAAGACGAAATTCGCCCCGCCCGATCGCATATCCGGGGCCGGGGATCCACCGTCGGCCGAAGGCGGGATCCCGCGACGAAGTCGGTCCGTGGTTGACGCCATATGTCCCCCGGAATTCAGGATCCGGTCCAGTTTTTCCAGTTGATTCCCGCCCCCATATTCCAGGTCGTGATATAGGCGATATCCCTTTTCGAAGTCGTCCCAATCTTTCCCGAATAGGTCCGCCCGTTCCCGGACGTTGATTCCATGTCCGAAGTGTTGAAGCTTCCCTTCCGGCCGATAGATCGGGCTTTTCGTGATGTCTTTTTTGAAATAGGTATTCAGCCAGTCCTGGGCCGCTTTGATCTTGTCGGCCTGGGCGTCGCCCGCGGCCGCGACGACCCTTTCGAAGTCCCTGAATTCGGAAAGATGTCGCGTCCCGTTGTGCGCGATTTGTCGAAGATATAATTCTTCCATATCCCCGGCCCGCGCCCGGACGGAATCCAGGCCCAGGTCCCCCATCGTTTTCCGGATCCGTTCCGCGGACGCCAGATCCTGACCCTGGGAAATGATTTCGACGCGGCCCCTTTGAGCATAGGCCCCATTTCCAGGCCAGATCCGGACGATGACCCCGTCCCCGGCGTCGGCTTCATAGAACGGGAATTCATCATCGAAGGATCCCATCCCGCCTTTCCCAGTGACGCGGGGGAAACCCTTGTCGGTCGTCTTCGTTTCGTATAGACCTTCTTTCCTGAAGGTCAGTTTTCCCGGTTCCCGCTTGATCGGTTTCAGCTTCAGATCCCCGAAGGCGTTCTTCGTGAACCATTCGCCCTTCGTCGCGGCCAGGGAAGCTTTCGTCCCTTCCCCTTTTTGGACGATTGCTTCGACACGTTCGACCCAGGGCTTGAAGGCTTTCTGGAATCGCGTCAGTTCCGTCTTCGCGACCTTCCCGTCCGCGACCAGGGACCGAAGTGTCGTCATCCGATCCCCAAACATCGCCCGGACTTCGCGGGCCCGTTCCAGATCCTTCGCCCGAAGAAGGCCGTCCCCGGATCCGGTCTTCAGGTCCAGTTCCAGACGGCCGATCCCCTTCAGGGTTTCTTCGATCTTGTTGTCCAGGGTCCCGACATCGATGTCCGGAAGCTTCGCGGCCTTCGCCCCCAGAAGGTCGTCCAGTTTGTCCAGGGCCTTCCCGTGTGCCTTGAACGTCGCGGCCATGACGGGGCGATTCGCCGCGTCGACTTCCATCCAGAAATGGACGTTTTGATCTTCGATGTCGGCTTTGTCGATCCGGACCGTGACCCCGTTCTGACGTGCGTCTTTGATCATCGCGATTTCATTGTTCGTCAGGGATTCGGAAAGGGAAGCGTCGGCCGCTTTCGTGACCTGGGCCTGGGCCTTTTCTTTGACGGCCTTCTTTCCCAGGTAGCGTTCCGTCAGGAATTTCTTCCGGGCCAGAAGTGTCTTTTCCAGATCGTCGATCGTGACGTCATCCCATCCCGTCGCTTCCAGGATCGCCCGGATGTCTTTTTTCGGGGCCAGTTTCCGAAGCTGAAGGACGGCCTTTCGGATGTCTTCATCCGTGACGTGTTGGAACAGTTGGGCCGTCTGGGGATTCATCCCGGATCGAAAGCTTTCCAGTTCCTGGACGACGCGACCCCAGTCCTTCCCCTTCAATTCCCCCATTGCCCGATATTTCAGGGATCCACCTTGATCGATTCGAAGGATCGACTTCTTCACGCCTGGGGTCAGAAGGACATTGTCCCAGTCGGCCCCCGCGACGTCCCAGTTTGCAAGCCAGGAATCCGCCACGAATCCCCGGCGAAGGGTCAGGGTTTCGGACGCGAAGTCGACATATTTGGACCGCATTTCGACGACCCCGTCGACCCGCTTCGAACAGAAGACCAGATCCCCGTCGACGCGGCCGATCCGGCCCGTCGGGACCTTCACGCCAAGTTGATCATAAAGGCGATTCGCGGCCCATTCGCTTCGGACCCGATCAGGGTCGCCCCGGTAGGACTTGACGATCCATTCCTGACCCGTCGGGTCTTTCATGACGATCGACCCCTGGGATCCCCCGACGGTCTTGTTCGTCTTCGTCAGAAGGGTCCCGAATTCATCGGCCCCGCCCATCCCCATCGTTTCCAGGTCTTCCGCGTTCAGGACATCGTCCAGGCGGGCCGCTTTTGCCGCTTCCTGGGCTTTCTTTGCTTCGGCCAAGGCCTTCGCCTTCGCGGCCGCTTCGGCCGCTTCCTGGGCTTCTTGGGCCGCTTTCAGTTCGGCCGCTTCTTTCGCGGCCTGTTCCTTCGCTTCCTGGATCGCTTTCGCCTTCGCGGCCGCTTTCTTCTTCGCCGCGGTCAGGTCCAGCTTCGGAAGCGGGGGGGCGACCTTCGGGAAGGCCTTCTTCTGGAAAGCGTCCCAGTCCCCAGGGGAAGACTTCTTCCCTTTGTCTTTCATGTCGCCCAGGGACGCCTTCGCGGGTTTCGCCCCCTTCTTCTTCGTGATATTCGCCTTGTATTTGTCGACCGCGTCCGGGTCATTCCAGTCGACGTTCTTCGTTTTCTTCTGACGTTCGATGTCGGCCGCGTGGACCGTTTCGTCGATCCGGGAACATAGGCAATCACAATTAGGATGAAACATCCCGGCCGTCAGGGTTTGCTGATAGGACGGGAAGTTCGGATTCTTTCCGGATATGGAAACGATGATCCCGATCCAGCGTCGACAGACGGGACAGGAATCCCCGGAAGGACCGATCCGGGCCAGATCGTCCCCGTTCTGGATCAGGGTGTCGAAGTAGGAATCGCGGGCGACGCGGGCCGTCGTCGTTCTGGCAAGCATGGAAATATATCGATCGTTCGCCCAGGGGCGTCCGGCCGCGTCGACGAATTTATGGGATCCCAGGTTCCCGCCGATCGTTTCCCAGGCGGAATAAAGTCGCTTGTGATATTCCGCTTGTGTCCAGGATTCCAGGGCCCGCTGACGATAGGTGTCCACGAAGGCGGACCGAAGGGCCTGGATGTCCGTCGCGGCCATCTTGTTCGTATAGACCGCGGCCAGATGTTGGGCGTTGTCCGGGTGAATGATTTCCCAGTAACGGTTCACACGTTGACGGGAAAAGCGAAGGGTGTTTGCTTTGACGGCCGCGGATCCGGAAAGGTTTTTGATGTCGGTGATCGCGGCCCCGTGATAGTCGGCCGCGACTTTCCCGGTCAGTTCCTTCCCCCAGGCGTCCAGTTCTTTCCCTATGACTTCATAATGGGATCCGACCTGATTGAAGAATTGTTCCCGGACTTTCTTGTCCCAGATCGGATAATCTTCGGGGCGAAGTCCCTGGATCTTCTTCGCGATCCGGACCTGGGCTTTCTTGATCCGGGTCTTCAGTTCGGCCTGGGCGTCGTGTTGATGACGCTTCAGCTTCGCGATCGCTTTCTTGTTCGGCATGACGCCCGCTTCCTATCCGCGGGTCATCATAATCCGCCCGCGAAACTGCCATCGCATAGCTTCAGGGGCCAGGACGTCTTCGGACCGTTCCCGCGCTTCGTCGGTCTTTGTCCGGCCCGCGATGAATTTCGTCGTCGCCAGGGATCCGTCCGCGATGATTCCGTTTTCCAGATCGAACAGGGCCTGTTCGAAGATGGTCAAGTCATCCCTGGGGAATTCCGTGACGTCGTCCCCGTCTTCCGGTTCAGACATTTCCCGCTGAAGGACGCGGCCCCAGGTTCGCTTCGCCTGGGCGATCGACGCGGATTTCAGGTCGTCCCCGAATCCGTTCCACACGGAAGCCCGCGGGTGATTGTTTGCGGCGAAATAGATGTCGGCCGCGGTCAGGTCGATCGCCATGACGTTCCCCTATTTCTTCGCCGCGGTCGATTTCGCGGTCGTCTTCGGGGCCTGTTTCCATCCGGCCTTTTCATACCCCTTGACGGCCTTCGGGTTCACGTCGGCCCGACAAGTGTCTTTGATCATTGTGACAAGCTTCGGCATATTGCCCCCAGTGTTTATTCCGCCAGACAGACGTCCGCGGCGTTGATGTCGTGAAGTTCTTTCGGTTCGGTCTTCCAGGCCACACTGACCAGGACAGATCCGACGACCAGGATCCCGGCCGTGATTGCCTTCAGTGTTCGGATCTTTGTCATCGCTTCCCCGCTTCCGAAGGTTGACCTGGGCCCGTTGTGAAACGGGACCCAGGTTCGGCTTCATTATGCGGTCAGGGTTGCGTCTTCCGATTGCCCGAAGGCCCGGATGAAGGCTTCCCCGGCCTTAAATTATCCCTGGATCGCTTCGACGATCTTCGCCTGGGCTTCCGGATCTTCCGGCCAGGATCCCGACGCCTTGATCGCGGTGATCCGGCCTTCGTTGTTCTTCACGCCTTCCAGGTCGATTTCCAGGAAGGACGCGATCGCCTTCAGTTCCCCGGCTTTCAGCTTGTCCAGGTTGACCGTGACGGGGCTTTCGTCCCCGGCCGGGGCCTGGACATCGCCCGCGGCTTCGACCGCTTCCTGGACGGCCTTGAAGCCCATCCCGGCGACATCGATTCCCAGGGCCTTCGCCTTTTTGAAGGCGTCCGCCTGGACTTTGCGGGCTTCGCGTTTCGCCGCGACCCGTTCGGATAGTTTTTCCTTCGCCATGACGGCCCCTTTCAATGGGTTCGCCCCCGGCCCGAAGGCCAGGGGCTTCGCCCGTGTGGTCGTTTAACCGTTTGTAACCAGGGACGCGATCCGGACGTTCTTCCGTTCGAAGACGCGGTCCCAGTTCGCGGCCAGGGCCAGATTCGCGTTCGACGGGTTCCGGGGTGACGTATTGCTGACCGTGGTGTCGGTCCACTTCACGCCCCGCGGGTGAAGGATCATGTGACGACGGGTGATCAGGTACGTTTCCGAAGCCAGACCGTCGCGATCGGTTTCGACCGCTTCGCCCGCGTCCAGGGTCTTGTCGCCCCGTGCGATCGCGCCACGTCCAAACAGATAAGACGTGTATTTCGTCCCGGACGTCGCCCCGGCGACGGTCGGACAGTTGTCGTTCACGATCAGGGAAAGCCCCATGAAGGTCCGCTTCACGATCGTCCCGGTCGAATCGCGTTCGTATTCGATCAGGTCGTTCTTCGCCAGGGTCGATTCGACCAGGGAATGGATCGCCATCGCGGTCAGTTTGTCCTTGTTGTCGCCCATCGTCTGGGCGGCATCGATGACGGCCGATCCGCTGATCAGGTTCGCGGCCGTTCCGGCCCCGACGTAATCTTCCGACGCGATGTCCGAAGTCATATCGCCCGAATCGTTCGCGGCGTTGTCCGCGAAGACGCCCGCCAGGACGTTGATCAGGATTTGCTGTTCCCGGCGATCCCACCAGGACGCGACCAGATCCGCGATTTCCTTCGCGGGATCGCTTCCGGCCAGATACTTCGCCAGATCGTTGACGCCCCAGGCCTTCCCGCGGATCAGCTTCGTCGCCATATCCTGGGAAGCGTCGATCGCCGCGGGTGTCAGATCCGCGTCGTCCTGAAGTGCTTCTTCTTCACCGTCCAGGTCAGTCCAGAACGGAAGATCGATCAGGCGTCCGCCTTCGTTGATAAGACGGTTGATTTCCGGATCCGATTCGACGATCCCCATCCCGATCAGGGACGAAAGTTCGGCCGTCCGTTCCGTCATATACGGGGCCCAGACTTCGGGCTGAATGACATCGGAAACCTTCGTCGATGTCGCGACTACGCCCAGGACTGAAAACAGTCCAAAGACGCCCAGAATTGAAAACAATGATTCGAACATAACCCTATCCCTTCGCTTGTTTTGACCAGACTATCCGGCCGCTTGTTTCTTCAGTTTTTCGGCAAGTGCGGGATCCGCCTTCGTGATCTGGCCTTGAAGGGTCAGGTTGAAGGTTTCTTTCCCCCAGGGGTTCGTGATAGTGGATCCCTGGAAAGTGATCCGGCCATTCGGTTCGCTTCCCGATCCTGATCCTGAATTGTCCAGAATGATCGCTTCGTTCGCGGTCTTGAACGATTCCACGATCGGGGCGATCTGGGCGTCGTCGTCCAGGTCTTCCAGGGACAGGGCCCCGAATCCCGATTTGAAAAGGTTCGCCATCGCGTCCGCGTCGACCTTGTCCACGAATTGAAGTCCGGCCGTCCGGATAACCGCGTCCAGTTTCGCTTCGCGGGTCAGACCTTCCTTGTCTTTCGACAGGGCTTCGATCTGGGTGTCCCGTTCCGCGATCTGTTCCTTCAGCTTTTCGTTTTCAGCCTGAAGTTTTTCCAGTTCCGGTTTGCCTTCGTCGTTCTTCGCGTCCAGGGCGTCCTGGGCTTCCTTCGCTTTCGCTTCAGCTTCAGCCTTCGCCGCTTCCGCGGTCTTCAGCTTTTCGTCGGCTTTGCGTCGGGCGTTCGCCGCGACCGTATCGATCGCCGCTTGATGATCGTATTCCGCCAGGAAGTTCTTTTCGGCTTCGGAAAGTTCTTCGCCGCGGTTGATCTTGTCCAGTATTGCCTTCAGGTTCATATCTTGTTCCCCTACCAGGATTTTAGAATCCGGATCCCGATCCGGTCGCGGCCTGTTTCGTCGGGTCGCGTCGACGTGTTCTTAAACTGGGCCAGGAATTCCGGAAAGGTCAAGGGGATAGTCTGGGTCGACTATTCTTCGACGACGTCTTCTTCGTCATCCTGGGCCCCTGGAAGGGGGGCCGTGACCATAGCCTGAAGATCCGCGAAGTCCATGTCGTCGATTTCCTGATTTGCTTCTTCCAGGGTCGTTTCGTCCAGGTGATAGACTTTGTCCAGGACCTTGACTTTCACCTTCGCGATCGCCCGAAGGATCGTTTCCGGAAGGTTCGACGTGTTTTCCATTTCGGTCAGGATCCGCCAGTCGTTTTCCAGATCCGGAAGATCAAATTGACGGGGATACGAAGGGACATAGTCGTCGAAGGTCGTGTCCAGTTGCCGGGAAATGTCGACGGCCTTCGTTTCGGATTCTTCCAGTTCTTCGGCATTGTCGGCCAGGGACGCTTCGACGTCTTGATGGTCCCAGGCTTTCGAATCCGCGGACTGGACCTGTTTCGTGTCGGTTCCCCGAAGGGCCTGTCCGACGACTTCAAACAGTTCGCCCCGGCGTCGCTTCAGTTCGTCCGGGATCGCCTTCATGTCGGCCGCGTTCGGCATGATCAGACGGGTCAGGCCCTTGTCTTCGGTCGGTTCCATCATGGGGAATTCGATCCCGCGGACCATTTCCAGGGCTTCGTCGAAGGTCCTGGATGACATCGCCATCAGTTCCCGGATCAGGGAAGACGGGATGATCAACTGGGGGAAGACCGCTTTGATCAGGTTTTCATGGTGTGCGGATTCCAGATTCAACATTGACGCCTGGATCCGTTCGACATCGTCAAACCAATGGGGGGCCGTCGACGGTCGACCGTGAAGGACGAAGGGGACGACCTTCGCGGAAAGCTTGAATTCTTCTTCCCGTTCGATGTCGGTCGACGTTCCCGGCTTCATGAACATCCGGACGCCTTCGCCTTCTTCCCAAAGTGTCCGGACGCGACGGGTTTCCGGATCCCCGGCCGGATCCGCGTTGTCATATTCGTCGGTTTGGGTGATCAACCATTTCAGGGTCCCGTCCGAATTGAAGCACCAGTCGACGACTTCGTCCGCCCGCCAGTGTGTCCAGAAGATCCGATCCCCGGCCTGTTTCCGGGCCGCGACAGATCGACGCCCAGGCTTCCCGGTTGCCGGATCGATCCCTGGGGTCCCGCGGTCGATCCCGATCCAGGACCATTGACCCGCGATCTGATTCCGGCCGACTTGTTTCATCAGATTATCGATCGTCATCCCCGTCTTCGTCGCGTCCTTCCGGAAGACGGCGTCGATTCCGTCGCGGGCGACCCCCTGGGAAAAGACGTATTGAATGATCTTCGTCGTGACGCGGCCCGCGTAATTGATCAGGAAGGCCCGTTCCTTCCGGGACCGGATCGTCCCGTCAGAAGACCCTTCCCAGGAAAGCTTCGATTCGGAAGGGAATCGGGTCAGTCGGTCGTTTATGTACGGCCCGCCCCCGGCGTCGGCCATCAGATTCCGCTGAATCTGGGTTTTCCGGTCCGTCAGGATCAGGTGTTCCCGTGTCGCCCGCTTGTCGCTTTGTTTCTTGCCCGCCATGATAGACCCTTTCGTCTTCGGCCAGGATTTCCGGTCGTCAGTTCCCGGCCAAGTGCCGGAAGAATTCCGGGGACGCGATCCCCGCCTTCGTTTTCATGAATCCGTCGAACATGACGGCCGTCGCGTCGACCGCGTCGTCGTGGGACCCATCTGGGAATTGTGTGAAGTGCTGTTTCCAGAAGTCATTCCAGGGGGCCCGAAGGACGTGGACGCGGCCCGCGTTGAACGCTTCTTCCATCGGTGACGCCTTCGCGACCTTGTCCCCAGGCATCCGGGAAGGTTCGACCAGGACGACGCCCCGCAAAAGCTTTTTGAACGACGTGAAGGCGTCTTTATAGGCCCCGAAGGCTTCCATGTGATGACTTGTCGATCGCCCGTCCCGGATGACCGTGTCCAGGATCGTCTTGTCCCGCCCAGGGGCTTCCGCCTGAAGATGGACGACGTCCGCGATCCATAGGTCGACCGATCGAAGTTCGACCCCCTGGACGTGTTCCGTGTGAATCTGGACAAACCCTTTCGTCCCGACCGTGAAGTCCGGATCGTCCTTCGCCCTTTGTTTTTCGGATGACGCCAGATCCCATCCCCGCTTGTATCCCCGAAGACTGAAGGATCCGTCGTCCATTTCGACCGCGTTCGGGAAGTCGGCCAGGGTGTCGTGATAGACGATCTTCGTCATTTCGAACATATTCCCGCCTTCCATGACGGGATCGCAATCCAGAAGGGCCGGGGCGAAGGTCCCCTGGGCGGAATATTGTCCGCGATACCATTCCGGGGGGAATCGCTTTTCGAACAGGAAGGACCCATCCCAGGCCCCGGTCTTCGGGTGTTTGTTCTTCGCGGGGAAGGTCAGTTCTTCGAATCGCGGGAAGTCCGGGTCGTCGGCCATCGCTTTCTTGATCCGGCCGCGGACGTCGTCGACGTGCCAGGGCGTCGCGACGACCAGGACGATCGAATTCGGGGCCCGCCTGGAAATAAGATCCTGGAATCGGGCCCAGGTCTTCTTCCGATAGGTTTCCGATCGGGCTTCGTCGCGGTTCTTGCAATAGTCATCCAGGACGATCAGATCCCCGCCCTTTCCCGTCATCCCCCCGCCCAGGGCGACGGCATAGACCCGACCCGTCGACCCGTCGACACTCCATTCGTGGACGGCCCGTTCGTATCTGGAAAGTTTGATGTCCGGGAACAGGGCCTGGAATTTCGGGGACTGGATGATTCCCATCGCGTCTTTGCTGAATCCCTGGACCAGTGTGTCGCCATATCCGGACATCATGACATCCGGATCCAGGCCCGCTTCGCGACACTTCGCCAGGAAGAAGGGCGGAAGGGCCCGCGACGATATGTCAGATTTCCCGTGTCTGAAGGGGACCGCGATCAGAAGGAAGGTCGACTTCCCCTTGAAATAGTCCGCGATCGCTTTGTCGATCCTGGAACAGATCGCCTTCGTGTGACGGCCGATCAGAAGGGTCCAGGGCTTCCACCAGACCCCCTTCAGGAAGCCTTCCAGGGTTGCCCGTGCCTTCTTCCGGTCCGCCCGGATCTTCGCGATCCGCTTCCGGATCCGGCTTCGCTTGTCAGGCATCCGAAAGGCCTTCCAGTTCGGCCAGTTCGTCGTCGGTCATTTCTTCCAGGGACTTCCGGCGAAGGTTGATATTCTTCGGGGCTTCCCATCCTTCCAGTTTCGCCATCGTCCCGATCAGGGATTCGAAGGAATGGATCCGGACGGTTTGATGAAGGCCGTCGGCATGGTTGACGACTTCCTTGATCGCGTGAAGAAGTTCCGGGCGATTCTTCAGGACCTGGGACTTCAGGGTCAGAAGACCTTTCCCCTGGATGTCGGTCGCTTCCCGGATCAGTTCGAAGGCGGATCGGGCCCCCAGGGAAAGCATTTCCAGGGCTTCGGTCTTGTCCATGATCGCCCGACGTTCGATCTTCCCGTTCAGTTCCCGGATCCGGGCCTGGACGTCGGGTCGGTTCGCGATCTTCGAAGCGTTCTTTTCAGGGTTGCCCGTGAATCCCGCCCGTTTGTATGCCGTGATTTCCTTCCGACCCTTGAACAGTTCCTGGGCCATTCGTTCGTGACGCTGATTCTTCATCTTCGGCATATCGGGACCTTCCTTCCGCGAAGTCGTGGATCGACGCGACGATGAAACCCAGGACGACCAGGATGACCCCGGCCAGTTCGATCCAGTTATTCGTGAATACGTCGGTTTTCATTCCCTGGGCCATATCAAGGGCCATCATTTCCGCGGTCCGGATCCCAGGTCCAGGACTTCATGGGGATCGCATAGGCCAGGGCGGGCCAGTCTTCGCGGGCCCGCTTCAGGTGATCATGGACCGTCGATCGGGCGACGCCCAGGCGATCGGCCGTTTCCACGATCGGCCGTTCCGGATAGGCCAGACGATCCAGGACGACTTCGCGGGTGACGCGGGGAAGACTGACCAGGGCCTTCGCGATGAAGGACATCGCCGCGACCGAAGGCGTCAGGTGATTTCTATGGGGCTTTGCCGGATCCTGGGGGGAAAAGACGGGGTGATGGTCGTCCGGGTCCCCGGTTTCTTCCGTGTCAGACGCTTCCGCGGCCGTGTCGTGACGGTTCGGATCAAATTCGACGTGTGTCCGGCCGTGATGTGAAAGCGGGTCGTGTTCGTAGTAGTGACGACAATCCGCGCAAGGGGTTTGATGGAACGGGATCCCCATCAGTTCCCCGGTGTCGATCTTGACCTGGGTCGGACACGATCGACAGGCCGGGGATCGCCTGGACGACAGACAGGCCGCGCAAGGCGTATCTTCCCAGGCCTTTCCCGCATAGGCCCCGGCTTCGACTTTCTTCGATTCTGGACACTTGTGACAATCTTTCAACGGATCCCCATCCCTTTCCGCCCGTTCAGAAGCGTCGTGTGGGATCCAGTTCTTCAGATCTTCCAGACAGTAACCAGGGCCCCTTCGTCGTCGGACCATTCCTTCCCGGCCTGATTCTGGACGACCAGGACGTCGTCCCGCCAGACGATTCCGGTCAGGGCGTCCCAGACGTTCCGTTCCAGCTTGTCCAGGTCCGGATAGTTCCGGTCCCCGATCGGGAAAGGCATTTCCCGCCCCGGCTTCGTCAGGCCCGTCTTCCCCAGGTGTGACTTCGGCCGCTTGAACATGAAGCGGATCCGGATCCCGACGGGACGGTCCCAGGGATCCCCGGTCATCCGGACCCGTGCGAAGATCGCGACGGCCTTCGCCCAGGGGGCGGATCGTTTATTGTCCGGGATCAGTCTTGTCCGGCCCCCGATCGTGATCGGTTTCCAGGATCCCTTCGGCCGCGGCCGTCCAGGGACGAAGAATTCGATCGCGTTCATGGTTTCACCTTTCGCAAGGCCCGCCTGGACGTGACTTCTTCCTGACCGTTGTCCAGGAATCGGATGAAGGCCGAATCCATCTTCAGGCATTTCAGAAGGTGACAGGCCCGCCCCTTCATCGTCGCCCGCTTCGGGTTGTTCCCCCAGGCGTAAATATAGACCTGATTCATGATCGCCCCCGGTTCAGGAAGTCCCAGTCGATCCGATCGTCGGCCAGGGCGTCCCCGCAATTCGGACAGAAAAGGGCCGGATCCGTTCCTGGGTCCATGTATCCGCCCGGATCCCCGTCGTCGAATTCCAGGATCCCAGGACATCCGGATTCAGGACATGGATCCCCTGGGCGATATCCGTCCCGGCCGGGGAAATGGATCCCTTCGAAGTTCTTCGCGTATCGGTCCAGATCCATCCGACAGGACAGATCCCCTTTCCCCTGGGTCGCCAGGGTGTTCGTTTCGCGTCTATGCGGCATGATCGGCCCTTTCGATTGTGGTGACTTCCAGTCGCTTCCGATCCCAGGGCGGACCCCCGATCTGGACGACCGATCCTTCCAGGCGTCCGGTCAGGAAGCGGACGGCCCGTCGACGGGTTTCCGTGTCCATCCTGGGCCGCTTGTGTTCATCGTGAGACTTCCGGAATTCGGCCCCCAGGCCCAGGGGATCGAAGGTCCAGTCCCTTCGCGTCGTCGTCTTCGTGTAGGTTGTCACGTTGCCCCCTGTCCGGCCGTGGACGGCCCCAGGACTTTGATTCCGTCCGGACCCTGATCCACGTCCAGGGCGATCCGGAAAAGGCCTTGTCGACCCTTTACCGGGAACGGAGTGAAGTCCAGGTCGATCGGTTGCGTCATCCAGATATATCGGCCGCGGGTGTAGTCCCCGAAGAAGGCTTCATTCATCGGAAGATTGTCCCAGGCCGCGGGCGTCGCGAAGTGATCCGTCCGGACGACCCGTTTCACGTTGACCAGGGCGACGGCCTGTCCGAAGTTCCAGATCGGCCGGGATGACCAGGGGGCCCCGTTAGTGTCCCCCAGGACTTCCGTCAGGCTTTTGTCCAGGGATGGATCCCCGGCGATCGCGTTGACGCCCTTCTTCGTCTTCGCCGCGCATATCAGAAGGGGCCCCAGGTGACACGTCCCCCAGGACCGCGTTTCGTTTCGCTTTTCCCCGGCCCGCATCAGTGACGCCCAGGGTTCCCATAGTGTGATCCCGTTGACGATCATGATTCACCTTCGATCATTTCGTCGCGGTCAATACTGATCCGGGAAGGTGTCAAAGCCTTCCCGAAGGTCCAGAGGCTTAACCAGACGCGGCCAGTGACGAAGACCTTGAATCGTTCACGCCAGGAAAGCTTCCAACATGATACGACTTCGCCAGTGACCCCCGGCTTTTTCATGACGGGAAGCGGAAGGTATTCCGGTTGATCCTTCGCATAAACACAATTCACTTCTTCGAATTCGATCGGCTTCATGACTTTCCCTTCCGTTTGATCAGGACGATCAGGATCGCGGCCAGAAGGCCGACAACCAGGACAGGAAAGACCAGGGCGACGATCAGGGCTTCATATTGACCCATCATCGGTTCCCCCGATCGTCCGCGGTTTCCCGCGGTTTCCGGAATCGGTCCGCGTCCGGACAGGTCGCGAAGTGCGACGTGTGTCCTTCGACCTGGGTCCAGTCCCCAGGATCCCCGACCAGATCGGCCGGACCCTGTTTCCAGATCCGGACAGGATCCGCGTCGACCGGATGACTTTTCCCCCTGGGCGTCCGGATGAAAAAGATCCGGGCCCGACAGGATCGACAATTCACGATTTTCTTCATCGGAAGTTCCCCCTGGGCGGGACGACGATCGGCCCGCGGTTCGGATCGTCGAAGATCCCCGCCTTTTCAAACAGGGCTTTGACGACCCGCATCGTCTGATCGGCTTTCGCGTGAAGGGAAGGCGTCGCCCCGATCGCCCCCAGTTTGACTTCGCCCGTCGCGGGATTCATCGCGATCGTGACCAGGACCGGGATCCCGTGTTTCTCTGCTATCATCTTCAGATCTTGCGTCGCTTCTGACAAGGCCATCAGGCCCCCCTTTCGTGTTCCGTGTTTTTCCGCGTCCCCAGGAAGATCCGAAGTCCGACATCGAAGTCCATCATGTCCGAATCTTCTTCCCCACATTTCCAGCATTGATCTATCGGTTCGACATCATCCCGGCCGTCGCTTCGATAGGTGTGAAGCCAGTCCCGGCCCCGACGGATGTCCAGACAGTTCGAACAGATCTTCGGTTTCGGATTCGACCTTCGGCCCCGGATCGCTTTTCGGATTCGGTTTCGGGAAATGGATTCCTTCAGATCGCGACCGAATAGGATCCAGGATCCAGTGATCGACAGGAAGGTCCATTTCGCCTTCAGGATCCCCAGGTTCATCCAGAAGCGTCCAGAAACCCTTCCCCCCCCTGTAGTCCCCCCCCTTCCCTTTTTGGATCCAGGGCGGACGACGTCCTTCGATCCGCAAGTCTGACAACCGTCTTCGAAGTCATA